ATATCAAAACACTGTTCGTAGAACAGACCATTGACGACAGGATTGAGCAAGCTCTTCCACTGTTGGCAAAAATACAACAAGGACGCGAAATGAAAGAAGCTGAAATTTTTGAAAACTGGGTAAACAACGTTACCGAAGGCACCTGGAGCCTACCAGAAACTCCTGAACAAATGACCAAGCTCAAAGAGCTCATGAGTGGTGAATTGATTGTGGGACCCGATGGTACCAATGCCACAGAACAACTGTATGACTTGATCGGCGACGATGAGTTGTTTGATCGCATTGATGCATTGGCTGCACAAGACCCACGGGCCAATGTGTGGGACGACACCGACGTGCAACGCAGATTGCAAGAACTGGGCATACAGATGCCTGACCGTGCTGCACCAGATATGGATGCTCAACCGCAGCAAGGTGTGGCGGAAGGCTCGCATGAAGAACAAGTCTCAAAATTGGCTGCATACAATGAAATAATGGCTGGTGAAAATCCACCAATTGAATTGGGTCTACGAGAAGTAGGCAACTGGGCAAAGGTTGGTCACTATGGCGATCCTATCAAAACAGCCTGGTTCAATATAGCAAAATACGGAATTAGAAACAATAAATTCAATGATTCTGTTGACCAAGCAATGTTAGCAATAGGTGATTTCCCTGACAAGTATGATCTTAGCATACCCGAAATTGATACATTATATAGTGCCTATGAAACAGTATATGACCAATGGGAACAATCAAAAAGTCAACGAGGTATGTCGGAAGCTGACAACATTGCAGCTTTTGAAAGCCTACAACGTATGCGTCATTTGTCTGGAATGAAACTGAAAGAAAATGTGCTCAATGATGCTGGCAGTACACTGGCACATATCATGACCACATATCAACGTGACATTAGAGACTTTGCACAAACTGGAGAAATGAGTTCAGACCTGTATGATGCATTGTATGACTACTATTTTGATGACATGCCATACGGGGTTAAAAAAGCTCGCTCAGGTGATCCGTATGAATGGATCAGCGATCGATTTGCTGAAGACATCTTGAGCAATGCACCAGTTGATACGCCACATCAGTCTGACGGTCAGACTGTGGGCCAAGTGATGAGTCAAGTGGGCACTCGCGGACTCAGTGGCAGACCGGCGCCATTGACCGAATGCAACTACACCATGGAAGGACATTTTTGTCCTGTGCATGGCCTGTCTGAATGCTGGTCGCAAGGCATGTACGAAGACATTTTGTCCACAGGTATCCAACTAGCCGAAGATGACAAAACAAACGAAGGCATTTTGTCAACAGCATTTAAAAACATAGCCAGAGCAACAGATGACAGTAATGTGTTTAAAATAGGTCCAGAAGGCCAAAAAATCTTCAACAACATGAAAATTGCTCCTGAACCAACAGCCAAAGATATAATGCATCAACAAAATGTTGATAAAGGTTATAAACAAAGATTGAGAGATTATCAAACTGAGTTTGAGCCAATTGACTCACCATCGGGCGTGAGAGCAGCAAAAACTAAAAGCGCAGCAATTGATGCACAAAACAACATGCAAAGCAATCAAGATAACATCAAAAACGCTTATGGCATAGATGAAGCATCAAAGACTCGATCAATGCCGCAAATGCCTGGTATGCCCACAATGCCAACCATGCCAACCATGCCCACAATGCCAAGTATATCAGGCATGGGCATAACAGCACCAACGCCACCCACAGCACCAACTGCACCTACACCTCCCACACCACCAAGCATGATGAATCCGCAAATTCCCGGTGACTTTGGATCAAACGATCAACTTCAACGACTGATGAAACTGGCTGGTATGTACCGAGCAGGCAATCGCTCTTCCTTGCAAAAATCCACCAATGATCTACTGGCCAGAATGACTGGGCAGGACAAGTCGTCTGCTGCAGATGTGGCACCATCGTTTAAAACTCCCGGCGCCGCGCATGCTGGCCAGGGCGGTTCGGACTACCAAGACGAAGAGCCAAAAGGTCAAGCACATTCAGGTCAGCAAGGTTACGACTACCAAGACGAAGAGCCAAAAGGTCAAGCACATTCAGGTCAAGGTGGATCCAACTACTACAATTACGATGATGCAGATCAAAGCAGTGCAGAAACAGCACGTCTTGGAAAGTTGAGAAATCCAAATGTTGATCCTGCCTTGTCTCACATGCTGATCAATCCTAACAATCCGGATGCTTTTGCTATGCAACGTCCTGAAGAACCAAATGATCGCAAGATGAATGATGCCAACTATATAAATTCTCTAAATCCCAACGGCGCTGAAAAACCACCTGTAGATTTAGGATTGCCGCCAGGAGAATTGGATAAAAATTCCTGGAACGACATGATGAAATCAGTTCCGGGTCTAGATAATGATGCCTGGGCTGATCTCATGAAACAGACCAAAGTAAGTGAAGCCGATGCTCCAGCTCAAAACAGAGCAAAAGGTTTTACCAGCCCATATTTTCAAAGTCGCCAAATGCCCGGCAAAAAATGGTGGGGCAGTGTGGGAGAACCGTCAGCACCACCTCCGACAAAAACACCGTCAGTAGACGTGACTAAAGATCCATTGTTTCGTGCTGCAATGAACCGTATAGAACCAGATACAGATATACCAGACTCTGACGACCCGTACCCAGTTTCCTACAGCAACAGAGACGATCTTGGGCCTCCAGTTACTCCAGTTTTTGACCAAGAACCACCACTTAGATCGCTAGACAACGCACCACCGCGGCCTAACAACACTGTTAAAAATGTTGATGTCACTCGTGAATCACGTGAAGGTGATGCGCTTTTGGCAAGAATAAAATCTCTGGCCTTGATACGATGATTTAAATACGGGCATGCTAAATTTTAGTAGTGCCCGGCAAATCCTTCCCAAAGTCTGGCACCTGCCAGACTTTTTTATTGATGTTGAACCAGTACGTCAAAGCTATCGCAGTTCCGAACAACCATGGACCGCACAATATTCAAACAGATTACTAACACCGTGGAACTCTAATATCCTATTAGAAACTGCACTCAAAAAAGCACCCGAACTGATACAACAGTTAACTGGCCATGCAGTACAACCGCAGGTGGTGTATTCAAGTATTGATTTGTCCGGCAGCAAGATTATGATGCATAGACTACATCCTGAAATTGGTTGCTTTATCCAAGTGTTTATGGGAGAAAGTTCTTCAACAGAACTCAGCACAGTGTTTTGCAACAACACCGCGGTCAACGCTGATCACGCAAATGACTATGCTGATATTTCAGAATTTGATGCCGCCGATCTAGCCAAACTAGCATATCAACCCAATCATGCTTGGTTGATGATCAATCAGCCTAGAACATTTTTTGGAACAGAGTCACCAGTTGCGCCAAACTCAACACGAGAAACAGTGAATCTACACTTTGCGAATATATTGCCAACAAGCACTTAAACGTGTGCCAGTCATGTTCTTGGAATGATGAACTTTTTGATCTTGATTTAAATTAATGTATCCAGTGTTGGGTACAAATTCCATGTGTGTGCGTGAGTCATTATGACAGAACTCAGTACCATAAACATCACCATGAGACCAAAGGTAAACTTGATAAGTCACAAACAACAACGGCGCGTCAGCATGGTATGGGCAATGCCATGCTGAAAGGTCTAACCAGACTTTACATTCCGAAGATATTAATTCATATCCAACAATGTTTTCAATTGCTGGCATCATGGCCTGACTTAATTCTCGCATCTTGAGCATGGTTGGGGATTCCGGAGTGAGCTGTAGTCTGTATTCCAAACAATCTTGATGCCGGTGCCAAGTTTCGTCATGATTGAGATGCAGTTTGCCAAAGTGATCAAATGTTTCTGTGCCAAAACAATTTTTCACTGACCATAGATTGTCAGCAACAGAGTCGACCTCACAAGAGGTATCGTAAATTTGATGTTGTGCCATACTAATACTTATTTCTATAATTGCCTAGGTTGAGTTTTATTTTTTGCGTTAGAACAAACTAATGCAAAAAACATATCAATAACACTTGCGTTCATAAATAAAAGCGTATACAATACAACTTGTATGCACAGGCAACTTAGATCTAAATTTTAGATAGGCATATTACATAGGCAACTTTATAGGAGAAAAAACTATGGCATCTTTAGCAGAAATTCGAGCACGACTACAGGCAGCAGAGAACAAAGGTGGGCAATCCACCGGGGGCGGTGACAAATCCATTTACCCGCATTGGAACATGGAAGAAGGTCAATCAGCCACTTTGCGCTTTTTACCCGACGGCAATACAAAAAACACATTCTTCTGGGCGGAACGAGCAATGATCCGACTGCCATTCAATGGCATCAAAGGAGAGATGGACTCAAAACAAGTAATGGTACAAGTACCTTGTGTTGAGATGTGGCAAGAAACTTGTCCAATCTTGGCAGAAGTACGCACCTGGTTCAAGGACAAGAGCCTTGAGGACATGGGTCGCAAGTACTGGAAGAAACGCAGCTACATCTTCCAAGGTTTTGTTCGTGAGAATCCCATTGCAGACGACAAAACACCGGACAATCCCATCCGACGTTTCATCATTGGACCCCAACTGTTCACCTTGATCAAGGGTGCGTTAATGGATCCCGAGTTGGAAGAATTGCCAACTGACATGATGCGCGGCCTGGATTTCCGCATCAGCAAAACACAAAAAGGTGGCTTTGCTGATTACAACAGCAGCAAGTGGGCTAGAAAAGAAACAGCATTGACTGATGCAGAACAAGCAGCAGTGGAAACTCATGGCCTGTTTGACTTGAGCACATTCTTGCCCAAGAAACCCACAGATGTGGAACTGCGGGTAATGAAAGAAATGTTTGAAGCCAGCGTAGACGGCCAGCCTTACGACACAGAGCGTTGGGGACAATATTTCCGTCCTGCAGGAGTCAATGCTCCTGGCGGTGCAGCAGCACCTGCTGATGTGGACGAAGATGTTGCTAAGCCTGCATTGCGAGTAGCAAGCAAGGCAGCACCAGCTGACAGTTTTGATGACGAAGCAGTAGCATCGGCTCCAGTGGCCAAACCTGCCAGTGACAGCAAAACACAGGACATCTTGGCCATGATCCGCAGTCGCCAAAAGCAATAAGCAACGGCATCACACAGAGGGGTTCATCCCTCTGTGTTCTTTCATATTATAACAGGTGACACATGGGTAAACCTTTTGACGTTTCAAAATTCCGTAAAGAAATTACCAAGTCAATCGAAGGATTGAGCATTGGTTTTAATGATCCTACAGACTGGATCAGTACAGGCAACTATGCCTTAAATTATTTAATATCCGGCGACTTTAACAGAGGTATTCCTCTAGGCAAAGTTACTGTGTTTGCAGGTGAATCTGGCGCAGGTAAAAGTTATATCTGCTCAGGCAATATCATAAAGAACGCCCAGGCACAGGGTATCTATGTTGTGTTAATTGACAGCGAAAATGCACTGGATGAAGATTGGCTCAAAGCACTAGGGGTAGATACCAGCCAAGACAAACTGCTTAAATTGAGCATGGCCATGATTGACGATGTGGCCAAAACAATCAGCACATTTATGAGCGACTACAAGGCCTTACCTGATGGTGAGCGTCCTAAAGTAATGTTTGTGATTGACAGCTTGGGCATGTTGCTTACGCCTACTGATGTGAATCAGTTTGATGCAGGCGATATGAAAGGCGACATGGGCCGTAAGCCCAAAGCACTTACCAGTCTAGTTCGTAATTGTGTCAACATGTTTGGTAGTTACAATGTGGGTCTGGTTTGTACTAATCACACCTACGCAAGTCAAGATATGTTTGATCCTGATGATAAGATATCCGGTGGACAAGGTTTTATCTACGCCAGTTCAATTGTTGTGGCAATGAAAAAACTCAAACTCAAAGAGGACGAGGACGGCAACAAGATTACAGACGTCATGGGTATTCGTGCTGCTTGCAAAGTGATGAAAACTCGTTACTCAAAACCCTTTGAAGGCGTACAAGTTAAGATTCCTTATGAAACAGGTATGAGCCCTTACTCAGGCATGGTGGATCTGATGGAAAAACGCAGTCTTTTAAAGAAGGAAGGCAACAGTCTAGTGTTTGTTACTAGCGACGGCGAAATCATCAAGAAGTTTCGTAAGAAGTGGGAAGCCAATGAAGAAGGTTGCTTGGATCGTGCTATGTCAGATTTTGGAAATCACAAAGAAGAGGTAAGTACCGCAGAGGAGACAGTAGAATGAATGAAACAGTAGCAGTGGCCAGTGAAATTTGGTCTGAACTCAAAAGGTACGTAAACACAGTGGATCGAGACGAAGCAGCCGAAACAGTTGTGGCTATCTTGATTGACAACGACTGTGATGTAGACGATATCAAAGATACATTCAAAAGTGAACCAGATATCAAACGTGCTCTCACAGTGTACCTTGACAACGACAAGGATTATGCTGAAGAGGACGAAGTTGAAGAAGAAGAAGATTACCACGAGGACGACTGGGAAAATTAATGTGGTACAGTCGCGTAACAGCCAGCTTGACTGCTATTCCAGACTTTATCAGTCATTACGAACGCGAGCTTGAGGATGCTAAAAAAGACTGTAAGATTGGTGGCGTAGTAGAAAAAAACATCACTGCATTGCCTGGCATTACTGAACAAAGGTTCAACCAGCTGCAAGAAATTGAAGCTGTGTTAAACTATCTCAACATACAACTACGTAAAATACGTAGGAAACATTTCCAAAAATACCTTGAAGGCTATGCCCGCGCCTTGACCAGTAGAGATGCAGAAAAATATGTAGAAGGCGAAGATGAAGTTATTGACTACGAAACTATCATCAACGAAGTGGCATACCTACGTAATCGCTGGCTAGGCATAATGAAAGGTCTAGATACCAAGCAGTGGCAGATGGGGCATGTGGTTAGACTAAGAACTGCAGGCATGGAAGACATCCAGGTGTAAATACATGCATGAAAATTGTCATAGTAACTGGTGGATTTGATCCACTACACTCAGGGCATATTGCCTATTTTAATGCAGCAAAACAACTTGGTGACAAGTTAATAGTAGGATTGAACAGTGATGAATGGTTGGCCCGTAAAAAAGGTCAACCATTCATGCCTATTGATGAACGATTTGCAATAGTCAGCGCCATTGATGTGGTTGATGAAGTAATTGTTTATAACGACAATGACGGTTCTAGCATTGGCGCAATTAGATTAGCAAAACTGCGTTATCCCAACAGCGAAATTATCTTTGCCAACGGCGGAGATAGAACTTCGGATAATATTCCAGAAATGGTATTTGATGATGTGGAGTTTGTGTTTGGTGTTGGAGGCAACAACAAAGCCAACTCTAGTTCGTGGATATTACAAGAGTGGAAAAACCCAAAAACAACTCGTGCCTGGGGATACTATCGTGTGTTACACGAAGTAGACGCTCATACCAAACTTAAAGAGCTCACGGTCATGCCCAAAACATGTTTGAGCATGCAACGCCATGATCAACGAGCAGAATTTTGGTTTGTGGCCGAAGGTGAAGCCACAGTATACACACTAGATTCCAGCACCGATCGAGACATTAAAGATCAATTGACAAAACATCAACACAGCTGGATTGATCTAAACGAATGGCACCAACTGTGCAATGAGACTGACAAACCACTGCGATTGATTGAAATACAGTATGGGAACAACTGCGTAGAAGAGGATATAACAAGACTATGAAACCAATTCCTGTTTTTGTAGGATATGATCCTAGAGAAGCCATAGCTTATCATACCTGTGTGAATTCGATCATACGCAACAGCAGTCGCCCAGTGGCCATTGTGCCAGTGGCGCTTAATCTATTCCGAGACTATGCTGAAACACATACCGACGGGTCAAACCATTTTATCTACACAAGATTTTTAGTACCGTACTTGATGGAGTATCAAGGTTGGGCAATCTTTATTGATGGCGATATGATTGTGCGTGGAGATATTGCTGAACTTTGGGACCTTAAACAATATACCAAAGATGCCATGGTAGTCAAACATGACTACAAGACCCGAATGAAAGAAAAATATCTGGGCAGCCCAAACGAAGACTATCCACGTAAAAACTGGTCTAGTGTGATATTGTGGAATTGCAATGCCATACGCAATAGACAGCTTGATCCTGAGTTTGTACAAAAAAGCACAGGTGCTTTCTTGCATCGTTTTTCTTGGATAGATGACAGCCGCCTAGGAGAGTTGCCACCTGAATGGAACTGGCTGCCAGACGAATATGGCCCAAACCCGGATGCCAAACTGTTACATTACACGCTAGGAACTCCGTGTTTTGATGAATTCAAACATACTCCAATGAATGAACACTGGCATGCAGAACGCACCCTTACAGAATATTGCCAACAAAGGAACGATCAATGATGGATCAAGAAGAATTTGAATCTCTGCCGGTGCCAGACCGACATGTGCTGGACATGGTTGTTCCAGAAATAAGAAAATTGTTTGATGACATTTTGAAATATCGTGTGGATCCCGACGGATCGTATTACGGCGTCACGCAACAAACCCTAGCACAACAGATTGCTGAATTGCCAGTCAATCGCATAGTAGCATTGGATAGTGAGTATAGATACGAAAGGAAAGGTCATATGTATGATCCTATATTACAAAGTTTTGTTCAAGGTGCTGGAGGTCAAATCAGCACATGGTCAAAAGAAGAAAATACAAGAACACCGGTAGTGCTGCGCGGAATAACCAAACGCAAACAAATGGACACTTGCCGTGCCAACCATAGAGATTTTTACTATATTGACACTGGATATTTTGGCAACGGAAAAAAGAAAAATTATCATCGTATCACACCCAATGATGTACAAAATTTTGGACCAATAATAGACCGACCCTCAGATAGATTTGATCGCACTAAAATTAATTTAAAAAAAATACGTGCCGACGGTAGTAAAATACTATTGGCACCCCCTAGTCAAAAATTATTGAATTTGTATGACATAGATCTTGAAACTTGGCTCAATCAAACACTAGCAGACATCAGTGTCCATACTGATCGTGAAGTTGTTATTCGCCGCAAGCAAGGTCGCAGTGCCCGTATAAACGATGACACTATAGAAATGGCATTAAGTCAAGATATCTATTGTTTGATAACCTACAGCAGTATTGCAGCAGGAGAGGCCATCTTGTTTGGCAAACCGGCAATCACACTAGGACCCAATGCCGCTGCGGCAGTTTGTAGTACACATATCTCTGAAATAGAAACAATCAAGTGTCCCAGTCTTGACGAAGTCGCTGCATGGGCAAGACACTTGGCTTACTGTCAGTTTACTGAAGCAGAAATGCGCGACGGTACTGCTTGGAGCATACTCACCAATGGTTGATGTAGTAGTTTACATTTCTAGTGTGGCCAATTTTCAAAAGCACACGAGAAAAACACAATGTCTTGAAAGTTTTGCAGCCGGTGTGACTAAAAGTGGACACACAGTTGTGCTAGAAACTTCACACCGGTATACACCCAGTCGCCTGGCAGTGATGTTGGGTTGGGCTACTACAAATACTGGTGGGCCAAACATAACGTTACGTAAAGAAATTATAGCACAACAGCGACTTCGTGGAAATCACACCATGTGCATTGATGCCAGCTGTTGGAAATACCTAGACAATGCCAGTAGCTATTTGCGCTATAGTTTAGATGGTCCTTTTTATGATCGAGCAGAATATGCCAATCTCAACAGTGACAGCAGCAAATGGCAAGAAATCAGTCGAACTTTGGGGATTTCATTAGAACCACCGCAAAACAATCCTGGCGGCCACATATTGATCTGTATGCAAAGAGATGGGGGGTTTGCTATGAAAGCCCTAGATCCATTGGTATGGCTACAACAAAAAATTGCTGACATACGCAAGTACACTGACCGTACCATCTTGGTAAGACCTCATCCAGGTGCTTACAAACCTACAGATTTTTTACAGTTTAGAACCAAACACTATCAAACTCAACTGGGCGTACAAGTGCTAGAGCCGTTAGCTGCCAAACTCACTGACAATCTTCAACGAGCACATGCTGCGGTATTTTTTAACAGCAGTGCTAGTGTGGCAGCAGCCTGTGCTGGTATACCTATTTTTGTGGATGATATCAGCTGTGTGAGTTGGGCTGTGGCCAATCAAGACATTGCCAAGATTGAATCGCCCAAACAGTTTGATCGACAACAGTGGATTTATAATCTAGCAGCGGCACATTGGAGCGACGATGATGCCAAACAAGGACGTATCTATCAGAAGTTCTTGCCTTATTTGACTCGCAGCACAGTCACATCGTAGTTGCAACCTTTGACATTGGGCCATTTGTGGCTTTTGTCAAACACACTGATTTCTTCATGAACAATTTCAATTGGCATGTTTTTTAACAGCTTTGCACGCCACCATTCAGGTTGTTCTATTATGAGATGAGCATTGCGACCATCAGGTAATACTTTTTTGGCTGGATAACAGGCAATACGAAACCATCCCACACGCTGCATCTTTTGGCCAATCACAGCCAGTGTTTGATCTAGGTGTTCAGGTTCAATGTGCTCAAACACGTCGGCACTGACCACACAATCAAATGACCGGGACGGCATTTTACCGTGGGTAGCCGAACCAGGATCGTATCCATCTACTTGTATATTAGGGTATTCTTTTTGAATACCGTGCATGAGAGCACCATGCCCGCAGCCAAAATCCAATATGCTGGTTGGCTGATATTGTTTGAGGAAAGGAGTCATTGTGGATAGTATTTTGCTACCTCTCACAAACCGTCCTTGACTGTGCATGGCAGTCAGTTGATCTTTGTAGTCTTGATTGATGATCATCGGTGATTTACCTCTATGTATTTGTACTTACCAGTCCATGTTGGTGGAATATCAGTCCAAGCACCAGTCATTTGATCATTGATCCATTCGGGGTAATACTCGCGATCCTTAAACCACCAAAACAAATCACTGCCAGACCAGTCTTGATAATAGCTACGAAAAAATTCTCTAGTACGAGGTTCACGAAAGTATTCGGAGTCGTACATGGTCTTTTTTTCTTTAGCTTCTCTTTGAAAATTAAGGCCGATGAAACAAAACTTTGCAGCATGATTCTCTAGGGTTTCTCGTACCCAGGTCATGTCATCGTCGGGTATACTGTTCAATACCTGAGTACAGATAACACCATCAAACTTTCTATTTTTTCCTGGTTTTCTTTTAAACCCTTTTACACAAGGATCGTATTTGAACACAGTCACCCCCAGGTATTCATCAAATGTTTGCCATTGTTCTTCGGGTAATTCATGACCTGCGCTGCCGCCATATGGTAACTTTTCCTTGTACTGCAATCCTTTGCCGCAGCCATAGTCTAGTATAGTTTTGGCTCCGTAATGATCTACCAGGTCCTTGATCTTTTTTTGATATTTGACCACATCGTAGCCAGCCCAATTCTTGTTGCTTGTTTGAAACTCAGTGCCCAGCCTGACAGATTCTTTGTAATAGGAACTTACAGCCATCCCATGATCCAATCATCTCTGATTTGATCTAGTCGGATCATACCCCATGATTCTAGCAACTTGATAGCAGCAAATTGTCCGTAATCTTTGCTGTAAGCGTCATGTGGTTTTTGTTCAATGACCATGATAGGCCGGCAACGTTTTACTGTTTCTTCGGCACCTTGCAACACACGATATTCATAGCCTTCGCAGTCAATCTTCATGTAGTCTACACCTTGCAAATTCAAATTGTCAAGCCGTACAATTTGAACATCTCCGGTGCCCATACTGGCTGGATCTAAATGACTGTGACCACTGTTTTCTTCTGTGATAATCATGGTTCCCTTGCTGTCCTGATCTCCCAGTGCCATTGGGCTAATGAAAAAATTATCACCTGACACATTTTTTTCCAAGCATTCTCTAAACAATCCCACTGGTTCAAATGCAATAACTTTGGCAAAATTTTTCACTAGATCTCGGCTCCATAGTCCCACATTGGCACCAATGTCCAAAGCTATTCCTCGAGACTTGCAAAGCTCGATGCTTCGTTTGCGAACTGCCACTTGATATTCGGGCAGTAGACCTTTGTCCACGCTTTTTTTCAGCATCTTGGGAAAGTGTGTTTCAAAATCCGGAAAGTGCCATCCATAATGTTCAGCCATTTATCATCTCCTGTGTCTGTTTCAGTATGCGATATGCCATACCATTTTTAAATTCATCTATATGGAATTGTCCATATGCAAGATGGCAAAGCCAAGCATGGCGTTGATCATCTGTAGGAAACCATGGCTCTTCAATTTTAGAAAGATCATGATTGCTCATTGGGTTGGCAGCATTGCAAGGTGCCGTGGTAAACACTGGCACACCTGCGAGTATAGCTTCTGTGGCTGCGGTGCTGTTGAATGTGACCACAGCATGTACATCGGCCAACCAATCTTCTGCACGTTGAGTTTTGCGATCCATTCTGCTGGCTGGCCTCTCTCGAATTTTTATTGGACGGTCAGTATACATACGAATTTCGTTTGTGACATCTTTCAGCCAGTCATCCAATTCAAATCCATAAAATGCACAAGGTTTGTGATCGGGCGCAACAATTAATATATTGCGACTGTGTTGATGATATGGTCTTATGTACAGTTCTAATCGCTGTAATCTATCAGCAGGGCGTGGTATAATCTGATCATGCTGTAGATCGTTGGGCACTATACGATGCCAATGTTTCCATCCGTATGGGTTTTTGATGCTGGGACGATTGCCCAAGTAACCTGAATCCATGTACCAAAAGAATCGCTTGTCTTGCCAGCAGCGTTTGATTATTTTGTGTTTCATGATACCACGCAGTATTAATGGATCCATACTGTCCTCGTAGTTCCATGTTTCTAGTGGGGTAGGTTCTAGTCCAGCACCGCGAGCAAACATATCAATGTACTCGTCCTCGCCATTTTTACTTAGACAGATCCAGTTCATTGCCAGTATGCTTCGGTTCTATGGACTTTTAGGTCTGATTTTCTACTGCGCCCTTGATCTTTTCTGTCACCTTTGAGATGATCTAAATATGCACCCCAATCACTATTGATCAACGGATGTCCTTCGCCAGAGATCAAATGACTACTCCAGTCTAGTTCAACCAAGTTGCATTGTTTTCGCACAACATCAAACACAAAACTATCATGCCATTCTTCTAGTGTAAAAATTCCAGTTTCAGCATGATCATACACATCTTGAAATCTTTGTAAAAATGCACCAACAGCAGGACTTGTTAATTTCATTGCATACAACCCACATTCAGTATACTTGCGGCTACGACCTAAAAAACACAGATCAACTAAACTAGGGCACAGTCTGTCGAGATCGGACTGTGTGATAGCACTATGGCAAATGGTATCGGCGTCCATCCACAGCAACCAATCGCAAGGTGTGTTTTTTGCACAGTGGAAAATGCTGTAGACCTTGTGGGCAAATCGAACTGCGTCCCATTTAAACCCTTTGCCAGCATCCTTGCGTCGTGATCGGGCAGGATCATTACTGACATCACCATTGGCTTTGGGCACATTGCTCCAGGTAGTTTTGAATGCTACCAATTCAGGACTGGCCAATTCAAGATCGTGTATCAACAGATTGGGAGCATGTTCTCGAACTGTACATTTTTCAGCATATACCACTAATTGCACATCTTTGGGCCATGTGCGTAAGAACGTTTGGATCATGCGCCTACCGTATTTTTCGTAACCGGTGGTATTAAAAGTGGTAACTACACAGTATTTCATCAGATATTTAGTGAGCATAAAAACCCTATCTTATTTTCCCTCTCAATCAGCAGGGAACAGCCCTCCAGTGATGTTGGCCATACTGGCGGCATTGCATGCCAATGGATTGACCACTGTGGAAAACTCTTGGGATACAGATGCTGCAATCATTTGGTCTGTGCTGTGGAACGGGCGCATGCGAGCCAATCAGCAGGTGTATGAGCATTATCGTCAATCAAATCGTCCAGTGATTATTGTGGAAGTTGGTGCATTGCATCGTGGGCTGACTTGGAAAGTCTCGGTCAATCACGTGACGTCGCAAGGTTACTATGGGCACACACAAGATTTAGATCTAGATCGTCCAGCTAAACTAGGTGTGAAATTGTCAACCAATGCCAATACCACCCCAAATATTGTAATAGCTGCACAGCACAGTCGCAGTTTACAAGTGCAAGAACTTGTGAGCCAAGAATCTTGGGTATTAGATTGTATAAACAAAATTCAAGCCGCAAGCGATCGTCCTATTGTAGTAAGATCACATCCTAGATCAAGATTAAATTTACCGCAATTACCTGCTGGTGTACGTTTAGAAATACCAAGACCTATACCCAATACCTATGATGGGTTTGATATGAATTACGCATGTCATTCGGTGGTCAATTACAACTCTGGACCAGGTATCCAAGCAGCCATAGCTGGCAGTAGACCAATAGTACATGAATCAAGTTTGGCAGCGCCGGTGTCAATAAACTGGACTGATATAGAGCAACCTTATGACATAGATAGACAGCAATGGCTAATTGAAATTTGTCATACTGAATACACCGTAGAAGAATTGAGAACAGGCTTATGGCTAAAAAGAATCGGGTCATACCTGGGGCTGT